ATGCCTGCTGGTGATACTAGAGAAACATTAATTGAAATGTATCCTTTAGTATTTGAAATGTGTGCTGAGCATGGTTATAATATGACTGGAAGAGATCATATTATTGCTTATGATACTAAGCGACAAGTATAATGAATAAAGCACTAGAACTACTAACCCAAATTGAGGAAAATGTTTCAGTGTGTTGTGCTATTACTATGGAGCCGGAAGAAGTTCTGGCTCTAATAGACGAATTAAGAGAAATATTAGAAAGTAAAAATATATGAGGGAATTAATTACAGCTAAAGATATTGATATTCAAACAAAAATTATAGGTAAACAAATTGCGGATAACCATAGAGGAGATAAAACACCAGTTATAATGGTAGGTTTACTTAATGGTTGTTTTGCGTTTTACAGCGATTTAGTTCGTGCTATGCCAATTGCGGTGGAATGTGATTTTATGCGCGTTAAATCGTATACAAAACGCAAACAAGGCGATATACAAATCACTAAAGACCTAGAAACACCTGTAAAAGGTAAACACGTATATATTGTAGATGATATCTATGATACTGGAAATACTATGGCAGCTGTTATAGAATATTTAGAAGTAAAACATCCAGCTTCAATATCAATAGTAGCTTTAGTTACAAGAAAAACATCACCAAAACCCAAAAAACAAAAATTATATAAGGCCTTTACAATTGATGATGAATGGTTAATTGGTTTTGGAATGGATGATAGTAAAGGATTTAACAGAAATTTACCTTCAATTTGGGCTTTGTAAATAGGGTTCGTATATTATATTAAATAAAAAGTTATAAATGGAAAACAAACGTAGAAAAATCCACGAAGAATTAGAAGTGGTACAAACCGGTTTCGCAAATGGTGTTGCTGAAGGTTTCCCACTTAATAGTGATCAAAAACAAGAAATGATTGATAAGGCAACTATTGCTTATGGATGGTTTTTAGATGCTTTAAAGTGTGATTGGAGAAATGATCCAAATTCAATGGAAACACCTAAACGAGTAGCAAAAGCATATGTAAATGATTTATGGGCTGGACGTTACACAGCAATGTCTCCTATTACTTCATTTCCAAGTGATGGTTATGATGGAATTATAATCGAGAGAAACATACCATTAACCAGTATGTGCTCACACCACCACCAAACAATTGGAGGTGTAGTTCATGTTGGTTATATTGCTGGAGATGAAGGTCAAGTAATTGGATTATCTAAACTAAACCGAATTGTAGAATTATTTGGTCGTAGAGGTGCTATTCAAGAACAACTAACATCAGCAATTCACAATGCTGTAGATAAAGTTACTGAAGGTAATAGAGGTGTTATTATTACAATAGTAGCAGGACACAATTGTGTAAGTTGTAGAGGCGTTAAGCATCAAGGTGCCTCAATGGTAACAACCAAAGCATCAGGTGTGTTTAGAGAGAATGATAATTTGTCTCGTAAAGAATTCTTCGATAGCTTAAAAATAAATAATGGTGGACACCAAATATAAAAATCAAAAAATAGTAAAGTTATGAGTAATAAAAAAGTACCATTCGTAGATGAAGTAGAAGAGTTTAATAAAGTTATGGGGAAAAGTTATCAAAACCGAACTACTCCAACAATAGACCCTAAAGATGCTGATTTTGTGATTAATTTCATCCAGGAAGAATTAGATGAGTTAAAAGTTGCAGTTAAAGAAAAAAATATTATTGAAATATTTGATGCTCTACTTGATATTACCTATGTAGGTTTAGGTAATGGAGCTTTAGTATTTGGTTTAAAGGACAAAATGCTAGATGGTTATGCTGAAGTGCAAGCATCTAATATGTCTAAAATTTGCAATACAGTTGCTGAGGCAGAAGAAACGGTTAAATTACGCTCTGAACAACAAGGTGAACCATGCCATTATGAAGAATCAAATGGTAAGTATGTTGTATATCGTACTTCAGATAATAAAGTAATGAAATCAATTAACTATTTTAGACCTGATTTATTTCAGTTTTTTACAGAATTAGAAATAGCACAAACTTTGTTAAAATAACAATATTTGTATAAAAGTTGGAGGCTTAACTTGGAAACGGGTTAAGTTTTCATTATATTATAGTTAAAATAGGTTATATATGTATAAAAAAGCATTTGCACAACGCCGAGGTAGTAATAATTATCTAATCCACCTCTGGGAAGATACAGGCTACAGCAAAGTAGAATGGGTAAACCAAGCTTATGTAGAGTGTGGTGAAGCTGATGCTACACATTTGGGGTTAGGAGGTGAGCCTCTAAAAAAAGTTCGCAAATGGGATAAAGAAAATAATAAACTTCATTTCCACGATATGACACCATATCAAAAGTTCTTAGTAGAACGATATGGAATTGATGATGAGCCTTCAACAACTCACCGAGAAATATTTTTTGATATTGAAACCGAATGGGGAGATGCTCTTACTGAAGAGTATATTAAATCTGCTCCTAAAAAAGTAACATCTATTGCTTGGTATGATAAACAAGTTGATGAGTGGGGGATATTAATTTTAGATAAAAAATCACAACTTTCTAGAACTAAAGCAAAGAATAAGGAGATTATACCTTGTGCTACTGAAGATGAGTTATTATTAAAATTTCTAGAAAAATTTAGAGAAATAGACCCAGATATTATAGTAGGGTGGAATAGTGATTATTTTGATGTTCCATATCTTTACTATAGAATGTGTAATGTTTTAGGTGAAGATGTAGCTCGTTATTTATCCCCTATTGGTTATGTTCGTGAAACTCCTTGGTATAAAGATCAATATATTCAAATAGCAGGTGTTGAATCACTTGATTATATGCGTTTGCATAAAAAGTTTAGTTGGGCAGATGAACCATCATTTAAATTAGATGCTATTGGTGAGAAGTATGTAGGAATGAAGAAAATAGAATATGAAGGTAATCTTGATGATTTATTTGAAGCTGACATACATAAATTTATTCAATATAACTTTGTAGATGTTGAGATTTTAAAATTATTAGATGAAAAGTTAGAATATCTATCACTTGTTAAAAACCTAGCTCATAAAGGTAAACACAACTACAGTGAAGTATATGCTAATACTAAAACTCAAGATGGAGCAATTTCAGCTTATCTATTAAGTGAAGGTATTGTACCACCTGCTAAAGAACGTAACCCTTTATCTAAAAAGAATTATGCTGGTGGTTATTTATTCTGCCCTAAAGCGGGTATTTACAACTATGTATTTGATGAAGATTTAACTTCACTATATCCATCAATTATTATGACCATTAATATTGGTAAAGAAACAATGGTTGGTAGGATTATAGATGCTGATGATAGGAATAATCGTTTAGGTTTAAATGATTTATTAAAGAGAGATCCTGAGGAGGAATTAATGATTGAAAATTCTAAACGAAATAGAACTAGAGTTAGTGTTGGAAAATTAATAACTATGATTCAACAAAATGAATTATCAATTTCAGCTAACGGTGTTATGTTTAATACTAATAGGGAATCAGTATTATCTACTATCCTAAAAAAGTGGTTTGATGAAAGGGTTAAGTATAAGGATCTAATGAAGGAAGCATACCAATCTGGTAATAAAGAACTAGGTGTAGGATTTCATATGAAACAATATACAATGAAGATTTTATTGAATAGTTTGTATGGTGCAACTGCTCTTGGTAGTTTCCGTTATGGTAATGTTATTTTATCTGAAGCCATTACATTGAGTGGTCAACGTATTATTCAGGAATCTGCCCTAACAGCAAATCGCCATATAAATAAGGTTATAAAAGAGAATATAGAATTATGAAGCATATAGAAGAAACTCCTTGGTGGATCTGTGATCTTGAAGATACAAACTATGTAGCATATTCTGATACAGATTCAATTTATATTCATGCTGAACCTTTACTTAGACATTTATATCCTAATTTCGAGGAAATGCCTAGTGAAGAAAAAGATGATAAATTAGAAAGTATAGCTTTAAAATATCAGGATATTATTACTGACTCTTATGGTGAATTAGCTGTAAATTGTTTTAATGCTAAGGGTGCTCATAGGTTAGAAATGAAGACTGAAGCAGTTATTCGCGCCGCTTACTTTAGAGCTACTAGAAGGTATGCTCAGTGGATTACTAAGCAAGAGGGTATTAAAAAAGAAACACTTGATGTAAAAGGTCTTGAATTTAAGAAGGCAAATTTCCCACCAGTATTAGGGAAGTTTTTCCATAAAGTGTTAGTAGACGTGTTAAAAGGCGCACAACAACCTGAAATCGATGCTCGCGTTAAAGAATTTAGGCAGCAGATATTAGACGGTAGTATACCGCTAACACAGTTAGGTAATCCAACATCAGTTAAAACCCTAAATAAATACACTGAACGTAAGGCACGTGCTGGGGAAATGTTTTCGATCATAGCTAAAGGTGCACCAGCATCAGTTAGATCTACAATAATTTATAATGATTTACTTAAATTTTGGGGTTTAAGTAAGCAACATAAAATGATAACCCAAGGTGAAAAAATAAAATGGATTTACTTAAAACCAAACCCATACCAAATTAACGCTATTTCATTTTTAGACTTTGATCTACCAGAAAAGATACGTATATTCATTGAAGAATATGCAGATAGAGATAAAATTTTTGATTCAATACTACTAAATAAATTAGAAGGATTCTACTCAGATCTCGGCTGGGTTTTAAATCTTAACCCTTACAAAGATGTTTTTTTTAATTTTTAATTATGGCTAAAATATATGGATTATTTTTCGGAGCACATGGTCAATCTACAACATTAATTGTTGATGGAGAGGTAAAATATGCTATCGAAGACGAGAGAATCACTCGTAAAAAATCAGGAAACAGTTGGTGGGATGCGCCAATTCACTCCTTAAAAGTGATAGAAGAAAAAACCGGTATTCTTTTAGAAGATGCTGATATCATTTCAATTTCAGATCCAACTTTACTGTATTTAGTACAATATAAAAATGGAGACGTTAATGAACCTGAAGATGAAATGACAATCTTTAGGGAAAGATTAATTAAACTTAAGGATAAAATTCAATGGGTTGAACATCATGAAGCTCATGCTTATAGTACTTATTATAATTCAGGATTTACAGATAAAACCTTAGTACTTACTTCAGATGGAGGTTCATATGAAAAAGAATATGGAACTATTTGGCTAGCTGAAAATGGGAAAATGAACAAAGTTCATTCTATTCCTATAAGGGAGCAAGGTTCTATAGCTAATCTTTGGTTTTATGCATGTTTCCAATATGGTTGGAAAGGTACTAAAGATGAGGGGAAGATTATGGGAATGGCTGGTCATGGAGAATATAATGAGTATTTATATAATTCATTTAAAAGTTGTTTAACTTATAGAGGTAATTTACAATTTACCCATCCTGAAAACGGGATGGCGGTGGAATTTGTTTATTCTAGGTTGGCTGAAGAAGGATGGTTTGAGGGTCAGAAAAATAGACAAGATTTTGCTTTCAATCTCCAAAAATACACAGAAGATGTTTTTATGGAATATCTTACTGATATTTCTGCTCTCTACCCAGAATATCGTAATTTATCAGTAGCTGGGGGAGTATTTGCAAATGTAAAATTAAATCAGGTGATTAATGAATCTGGATTGTATGATAATATGTTTGTATGTCCTGCTATGGGGGATAGTGGTATTAGTTTTGGAGCTGCGATAAAAAGTTCAATAGACGTTGGAGATTGGAAAGGTGTAAAAAAGTTAAAAGATGCCTTTTTAGGTTTAGAATATTCCCAAAAAGAAATTGATGACCATGCTGTTACTCTTAAAGTAATAGCCCAAGATTTAGATTACTCTAAAGTTGGTAGTTTAATCCATGAAGGTAATATTATAGCTCTATTTAATGGTAGATTTGAATTTGGTCCTAGAGCTTTAGGTGCTCGCTCTGTAATGGTAAGACCTACAGATGCTGAAACTCATGAAATACTTAATACAAGGTTAGAACGACATGAAATTATGCCTTTTGCTCCTTTTATAATGAGTGAATATGCTAATATAGTATTTGATATTCCTAGATCACACCATACTGCGGAATTTATGACTATGTGTTACACGGTACGTGATGAATGGGCAGATAGAATACCAGCCGTAGTTCATAAGGTAGATAATACAGGTCGCCCTCAAATAGTTTATAAACATAATAATCCTGTATTCTGGAATATACTAAATGAATATAATAAAATATCAGGCATTCCCGTTATGTTAAACACTTCATTTAACGGTCATGGCGAACCTATTATAAACACCCCTGAACAAGCATTTTCCCATCTTATAAAGGGTACAATTGATTATTTAGTGGCAGGTAGTAAAATATATAAAAAATTATAAAAATGAGTATAATTCAAACTGAATATAAATTTAGAAACATAGGCCTTAAAGTATCCACTTGGGGTGAAAATCCTTTATTAGTTTATGTTTACAATATTATTGATGGTAAAAAAGTTCAGGTAGACAATTATAATCTACCCCCAGGTCATTATTTTGAATATGGTAGAAGTTGGTTTACTAACTGGCAAGTTGAAGTATTTGAGTGGAATAAAGGTAAACTTATACAAGCCCACATTGATATTTTCTCTCCTTATGGTGAAAAAACAAATTTTTTCTTAGCAGAATTTGATAGTATTGAAACCCATTTAGATTATATTAATGCTTGTATAGATTATATTAATCATTGGAGTATACCAGAGTATAACATAGTAACCCCTTATGCGGATCAAATTAAATCCACTAACCCCCACCTAAATGTTGTTTCAAGTTTAGACGATGAAACTGACTGCTATGTTTCATATGAAATTAAAAGAACCCCAAGTGCCTTTAATTCTTATGAAAATTATGGAGTTTACATTTTAAATGAGGAAATTGTTAATTACAACAACCAACACCCCAATCCAGAGATAGGTGTAGATAGCTACAATTTTGCAAAAAGTATTCTTTTTGGTCCTGATTATAAATCTTCACTGAAATTTATCCCTCCAACTTGGACTTTAGCAAAAAAATAATTATATTCACATCAAATAGAAAGTTATGATAAGTAAATTAACACTTCAAAGTGTAATAAGTAAATATTATCTAGGATTAAATGAATCCGTTAAATGGGTAACAAATGACAATAGTTTAGAGGTTAACTTTATGACACCTACTCGTGATGTTATTGGTAGTGTTATTTGCAATAACTTTGATCTAGAAGACAGTAAGTTAGCAATATTTGATACTAAAAAACTCCAAAGTTTAATTAATATTTGTAGTGGAGATCTATTACTAGAACTTGAAAAAACTAACGTTGTATCAACTAAATTAAAGATATCAGATATGAACTTTAATTTAACTTACGCACTAGCAGATTCATTACTTATAGGAAAAGTAGGTACAGTAAATATCCCCGAATGGATTATTGAATTAGATTTATCGATTGAAGATATTGATAATTTAATTAAAGCTAAAAGTGCACTTCAAGGTGTAGATAATATGCTTTTAACCACTACTGTAGATTTAGATGGAAACAATGTTTGTGAGTTTGTATTTGGAGATGAACAAGGTCATAATAATAAAATTACTTACCAAATATCAGGTAGAATTGATTCCAACAACCTAAAAATCCCATTCAATTCAGATATGTTTAAAACTATAATTCATGCTAATAAAGATATGGATGGTGGGAAATTATATTTAAGTGAAATGGGGTTATTAAATTTAAAATTCCAAAAAGAAGAAATAACTAGTGAGTATTTTATGTCAAGAAAGGCAGAACGTGAATTTTAAATAATTTCTATATATGTATATTAGAACATAATAGGTAGCTAGGGCACGTGTTATGTTTAAATTAAATTAACCGGGAACTTAGGTCCCACAAATAAAAAATGATATGAGTACATTAAAAATTAATGAACGCAACCCGTTCGACATTCTATTTAGAAATTTCTTCAATACTGAAGATCAGTTTGCTCCGGCATTCAATTCAAAACAACCCCACCCACTAAACATCTACTACAACGACGAAGGTTTACACTTCGAAGTCGCTTGTACAGGACTCACTAAAGAAGATATTTCTATTAGTGTTGAGGGGGATTTATTAAAAATTAGTTATCAAAAACCCGAAGAAGAATTAGATTTCTCTGGGTATATTTACCATGGTTTGTCCAAAAAATCATTTGATTTAGGGTATAAAATCTCCCCAAAGTATAATTTATCAAAAATTAATGCTGAGATGGAAAATGGATTATTAAAACTCCACCTTCCTTTATCTGAAGAATCAAAAACAAAATCAATAAAAATAAAATAAGAGTTTTACCAATAAAGCGTGTCCTAGCGCACTATTGTTCGTATATTCACGGCATAATAGAAATAAGTTACAATTATAAAAAAAAGTTTTATGGCAAACACAACAATTAAAGACCCCGCACTCGAACCGTATTATGTTTCGAAAGATCAATACTGTTTTACAGTAATTGAAACCATTACTCCTGATGATAAGAATATTGGAAGGTTTAAGAAAGAAGATAAAGGCAATCAAGGGAAAAATTATGAAAAACCCGTTGCACATTATTCAACATTTGCTGATGCCTTAAAAAGAATAGCAAAAGAAAAAGTATCTCTTAAATCTGAATATGATTCAATTCAAAGTTATGTTAATGAATGGACCAATCAACAAGAACAATTAAAAGAAGTAATAAATAAAATAAGCATATGAAATTAGAAGCACTGTATAATGCAGTTATCGTAAAGCCTGTAGATTCCGAGGAAACTACATATGGATCAATCATTGTCCCTGATATGGGAAATGAATTAAATAAATCAGCAGAGGTAGTTTCCGTTGGTGAGGGATACTATGCCAATACTGGTACTTTTATCCCAACCACACTTTCCCCAGGAGATTTAGTTGTACTCCCAACCATGGGTTTCACTAGATTTGAATTTGATGGAGAAGAGTATTGGGTTGGAAAGGAAAATGAGATATTAGCTCGTTTAGGAAATAGAGCCTCAATAACTGAAATATTAGAACAAACCGAAGTAACAGAAGAAGAAAAACAAATATTAGAAAACCATGAGTAAAGTTATAGAATTTGGGCCAAACGCTCGTAAACAATTAGTAAAAGGTATTGATAAATTAGCAGATGCTGTAGTTTCAACTTTAGGTCCAAATGGTCGTAATGTTGTAATAGCAAATGAACAAGGATATCCCCAGAGTACAAAGGATGGTGTAACAGTTGCAAAATCAATTACCTTATCAGATAAAGTAGAAGAAGTTGGAGCATCAATGGTAAAACAAGCAGCTATTAAAACTGCAGACGTTGCTGGTGATGGTACTACAACATCTACTTTACTAGCTAGAGAAATGGTTAAAGCAGGATTACAACATCTTAATAACGGAGCTAATGCTGTAGAAATTAAGCGTGGGATTGATAGAGCAGTTGCACAAGTAGTTTCTACTCTTCGCGAGAATGCTGAAGAAATTTCTTCAGAAGATCAATTAGAACAAGTTGCTACCATTTCAGCAAATAATGACCCAGAAACAGGGAAATTAATTGCCACCGCGATGGATAAAGTAGGTAGAGATGGTGTTGTAACTATAGATGAATCAAAATCAGGAGAAACTTATCTTGAAACTGTAGAAGGTATGCAGTTTGATAGAGGTTACAAATCTCATTATTTTGTAACTGATAATAATACAATGTCCTGTGGTTTAGATAACCCATACATTTTAGTTGCTGATGAACGTTTTACCACAGTAAAAGAATTACTACCAGTATTAGAAGCAGTTTCAAATACTAATCGCTCTCTTCTTATTATAGCTGAAGATATTGATCAAGAAGCACTCGCTACTTTGATAGTAAATAAAGCACGAGGAACACTTAAAGTAGCTGCAGTTAAAGCTCCTGATTTTGGAGATAGACGTAAGCTTATTTTAGAAGACATTGCCACCATGACTGGAGGTCAAGTATTTTCAAAGCAAAAAGCAATGAAACTTGATAAATTCTCTTGGGATTGGTTTGGAGAAGCACGTACTGTCAACATTACAAAAGACCAAACAACAATTATAGATGGAAAAGGATCCGCTGAATCAATACAAACACGTATTGAAGAATTACAGCAACAAATCGAACAAGCACAAACCCCGTTTGAAATTGAAAAACTCCAAGAAAGGCTTGCAAAATTCACAGGAGGAGTAGCAATTATCCATGTAGGTGGATTAACTGAAACTGAAATGGGTGAAAGAAAAGATCGTGTAGATGATGCTTTAAATGCAACTAAAGCGGCTATTGAAGAAGGTATTGTACCCGGAGGTGGAGCTGCTATGATTTATGCTCGTGAATCAATTACACGTGATAATATCGGTGCTAATATTGTTTATCAATCTTGTGGTAAACCATTTGAAACAATATTAACAAATGCTGGTTATAGTTCAACTGAAGCTCAAATGTTAGGTTTAAAATTAGACCCAACAAATACTTGGGTTGGTTATAATCTAAAAACCGAAGCTATGGTTGATATGAAAGAAGCCGGTATTATTGATCCCGCTAAAGTAACTCGTATAGCCTTAGAAAATGCAGCATCAGTAGCAGGTACCATTTTATTAACAGAATGTGTAGTTGTAAATGATCCTGAAGCTAAGGATGATGGAGTTAATGTAGGTGGAATGGGAGGAATGTTTTAATGAAAGAAAAACAAGAATTCCTAGAACTAATCGCTAATAGACAAGCCCCAGGAGATTCCTGGGTGCTTGTTGGCGATAAAGTGGTACATAAATCACTTACTGAAGCTCTAGAAGCTTGGTTTGCTAAAACGGGGCAAAAAGCAGAATTTAGACTTGCCCCATTAGATAGTAAATTATATGTTATTACTACCGAGGAAATAGAAATTAAACCAGAACCCCCAAAGAAATACAATCTTTACGGGGATTTTGAATAGAAAAATCGTATATTACAGTTATGAAAGATCACGGATTATTAGTTGAACGTTATAGACCAGTTACACTGGAGAACTATGTTGGTAATGAACATATTAAGAAAACTATATCACAATATTTGGGGCAGAATGATATACAAAATCTTATATTTTATGGTCCCGCAGGCACAGGTAAAACTACTTTAGCTAAAATTATTGTTAAAAATCTTGATTGTGAGTACCTTTACATTAATGCTTCAGATGAACGTGGTATTGAAACAATTAGAGATAAAGTATCGGGATTTGCATCATCAGCAAGTTTTAAACCACTTAAAGTGGTTATTTTAGATGAAGCTGATTTTCTTACAATTCAAGCACAAGCTTCCCTTCGTAATGTTATTGAAACATTTTCCCGTAATACTAGATTTATTTTAACTTGTAATTATGTAGAACGTATTATTGATCCTTTACAATCTAGATGTCAGACATTAAAAATCATCCCACCAACAAAAGCTGATGTTGCTAAACACATTGCTTGGATTTTAGGGGAAGAAAATACTAAATTTGAAATAGAAGATATTAAAATAATTACAAATCAATTCTACCCAGACTTGCGTAAATGTCTTAATACTGTTCAACTATCAACCCAAGATAATAAATTAACAATAGATAAATCAGTACTTGTTTCTTCTAACTATATGGTTCAAGTACTTAAAGAATTAAGTAATGCTAAACCCTTATGGAGAGAAATTAGACAAACGATCTCTAACGCTAATGTTCAGGATTTTGAGGAGTTGTATCGTTATCTTTACGATAATGCTTCTACCTACGCAAATGGGAGAGAAGGAATGGTTGCTGTTTATATCAACGAGTATAGTTACCAGTCTAATTTTCGTATCGATAAAGAGATCAACGCGATGGCGTTAATATCAAAATTAATTGAATTAAAATGAAACAATTCCTAAAATTTACAATAATTTGGATTAGCCAAAATTTGGCGATACCGTTTTGGATGGTGGGACACGTTCATTTAATGACAACCGTATATGAAGACATACAAGAGTTTATAGCCAGCTTTGGTATGAATATTATAGTATTAATTGGCTTTTATTTAGATTATAAACAACAAAAACAATAGAAAAAATGGCACAACAACCCGAAATGAAAGGTCCAAACATCGATCTTACAAACACAACAGCAATTACATCTTCAACAGGTGGTAAAGTATTCTCAGAAGGTGTAATCCTTCGTAAAATCTCTAAATTTGTAGCAGGCACCGCAGAAGATGCAATTATGCCTATTCCAGTATTTTATGACGTAATTACTGGTGAAGTAATGGTTGATATGATACCTAAAGAATTAAGAGATGAGTTTACAGAAGAATCAGCCCAATAAAATAGGTGAAAACAGGTAAGAAAGATATAAAAACGTTGTTTGAGTGGCTTGATGAAATCATGCTACATAAATCATCTCCCGAAGAAATTTCAAAAGAATCATGGGAACGGTGGAACTCTTACATGATACATAGATATGTATCGATGAATATACATTACATTGATATTGTAAATTATGTTCAAAAGATAAACCCACAAAACAAACAACAAATTTATTCAATCTACCGAGAAATGATCCCAAAAAAGAAACTCTGGCTTAAGTACATAAAAAATCAAAATAAAAATAAAAACTATAAAGAAATAGCAGAATACGTTGCTGAATATTATGAATGCTCTTTAGGAGAAGCAGATCATTATATTGATATTCTTGGTGGGAGTGTAAGAGATATTTTATGGAGTATGGGTTTAGATGAAAAAGAAACTGAAAAATTAATTAAAAAAACAAAGTTATGAGTAAATTGAGAGACATGCTTTTCACCTCAGCACACGCCGATAGAGCAAAAGCACTATTAACCTTAGAGTTACTAGAAAAAAATCCTGCAGGTATTGGTGATCATTCAACAGATGATTTTTATAAAAATGCTGAAGAAGCCCTGACTATGTTAGTAGAAGCAGATGATAGATTAGAAGCTATTGAGAAATATTTAGAAATTAAAAAACAAGTTATATAATATGTGGAATAAAACATCAACCCATCCTGAATTAACAGGAGAAAATCAAAAAGTAGTTAAAGATTCAACTACCCCCCAAGAATATAAAAAAGGTGAGTATGCTGAAAGTAAAGCAACTTATGATAAAATCATAGGTTCTACAATTAATGATTTTGAAAATACATACCCTGAACTAGCAAAAGAATTTAGACAGATTCAAAAGGAACAGTATAATTTATTTGCTGGGAAAATGTTAGATTATGGGTTAGGTAATATTGCTTTAGGGTCTAATCTGGCAGAAGATGAAGATATACAACTCTCGTTGACTGGTATTTGGTTGCGCTGTAATGACAAGATAAACCGCCTAAAAAACATGCTTAAACGCAAGGGTAAGAGTTATGTTAATGATGAACCTATGGTTGATAGTTTTATTGATATATCTAATTATGGTATTATAGCTCAGTTAGTAATGAGAGATAAATGGAAAAAGTAACCTGATTTGGTTCCCCCAAATATTGTTCGTATATTCACGGGGTAAATAAAACAAAAAAGTTGTGGGAAATAAAAAAAAGTTACCTCAAATTGTAAAAGAAATACAAAACAACCCTCCCGAACCCGTTAATTTCGCTTTCGAGAAAAATGTTTCATATTCTCAACTATCAATGTACACTCAATGTCCTAAAAAGTGGGCATTAAATTATAGAGATGGACATAAAGTTCAAGAGCAAAGTATTCACATGACATTTGGATCAGCATTACATGAAACATTACAAATGTATTTAGATGTAATGTATAATAAAAGTGGTGCTGAAGCTGATCGTATTGATTTAGAGGAGGATTTTGAAGAACGTTTGAGAAATTGTTATGCGGATGCTTATAAAAAAAATAATAAAGAACACTTCAGCACCCCTAAACAAATACGAGAATTTTATAATGATGGGGTTGAAATAATTTCATATCTTAAAAAGAATAGAAGTAAGTATTTTTCTAAAAGAGGATGGTCACTTGTAGGTTGTGAAATACCTATTGTTTTAGCCCCTAGTATACGTTTACCTCGCGTAAAGTATATGGGGTTTCTCGATGTTGTACTATATCATGAGGATACCGATAAATTTGTTATCATAGATATTAAAACTTCTACTAGAGGTTGGAATGATAAAGCAAAAAAGGATAAATCAAAACAACACCAATTAGTTTTATACAAGAAATTTTTTGCAGAACAGTACAATGTTCCTATAGATAATATTGAAATTGAATTTTTTATTGTTAAACGTAAAATATGGGAATCAGATGATTTTGTGATTAAACGCGTTCAACAATTCAGACCACCTTCAGGTAAAACCTCAGTTAATAGAGCAACTAAATCACTACAAGATTTTCTAGAAAACTGTTTTACTAGGGATGGGTTTAATTCTAAAAATATGCCTGAAATTATTAATGATAATTGTAAGTGGTGTTCTTTTTATAAAACTCATTTATGTTCCGCGACTGTTGAATAATACTAATATATGTATATAAAATAAATTAATAATAAAAATTATGGATAAGAATAAACAAACACTAACCAGTGTAAAAGTAAAAGCAGAGTTATTTGATGAATTTAAAGTTTCGTGTGTGCGACATAAATTTTCATTTCAAAAACTTGCAGACAGAGCAATTCATATGTACCTCACAGATGATGATTTTAGAAAAGCAGTACATTCACACAACAATTTAGATTTAAAATAAGTTTTTTATGAAAGAAGGTTATATCCCACAAAATCAAAGGAAAAAAATACTTTTGATAACAGATGACATCCGTTTACCCTCTGGAGTTGGTGGTGTTGGTAAAGATATTATAATTAATACTTGCCACCATTACAATTGGGTAAACATAGGGGGAGCAATGAAACACCCAGATGCTGGTAAACGTTTTGATTTAAGTCAAGATACTAACAAAGAAACTGGAATTAAAGATTCTTCTGTTTTAATATACCCCACTAGTGGTTATGGTGACCCAGCTTTACTTAGAAACATACTAAGCATTGAAAAACCAGATGCTATAATGTTAATTACGGATCCTAGATACTTTGAATGGTTATTTCAAATTGAAAATGAAATTCGTAAAACAACTCCTATTATTTATCTTAATATTTGGGATAATTACCCTGCACCTTCATATAACAAAGAATTTTATGAATCCTGTGATGCATTGTTAGGTATTTCTAAACAAACAACTAATATTAACAAGTTAGTTTTAAGAGAAAAAGCAGATGGTAAAGTAATTGATTATATACCTCATGGAGTTAGTTCTAAATATTATTTCCCAATTAAAAAGGATAATAGTGAATTAGTTGAATTTAGAAATCAATTATTAGGTGGGAAAGAAAAAGAATTTGTTTTATTATTTAATTCTAGAAATATTAGACGTAAGTCTATTCCGGATACAATGTTTGCTTGGAAATGTTTTATTGATAAACTATCAAAAGAAGAAGCAGATAAATGTGCCTTAGTTTTACACACTCAACCTATAGATGATAATGGTACAGATCTATTAGCAGTTAAAGACTATTTATTTGGTAGTGATTATGAAGATATAATTTTTTCAACAAGTCGATTACCAATTAACCATATGAATTTACTATATAATAGTAGTGATGCTCAGATTTTATTATCTTCTAATGAAGGGTGGGGATTATCATTAACTGAAGCTTTATTAGTAGGTAATCCTATTATAGCTAATGTAACGGGTGGTATGCAAGACCAATTACGATTTGAGGATGAGAATGGAAAGTGGTTCACCCCAGATGAAAATATACCTTCTAACCATACAGGTAAGTATAAAAAATGTGGTAAGTGGGCATTCCCAGTTTTCCCTACTAACAGATCTATACAAGGATCTCCTAGAACCCCATATATTTGGGATGATAGATGTAGTGCTGAAGATGCAGCTGAACAGATTATGAAGCTATACCTTATGCCTAAAGATAAACGACAAGCATGTGGTAAAGAAGGATTTGAATGGGCAACTGGAAACGAAGCTGGATTTACAGCTAATATTATGGGAGATAGAGTTATTAATAGTGTAGATACTTTATTCTCAACCTGGAAACCTCGTAATAGATATGAGATATTCAACCCAGAAGAATTTACACCAGACGTTTTAAATCATAAATTAGTATACTAATGAATAAATCAACATTTTATATATCAGCTCCTTTTGACACATATTCAGGATATGGAGCACGTAGTCGTGATGTTATTAAATCTATCATTAAAAGTGATAAATATAATGTAAAATTACTCTCACAAAGATGGGGAAACACCCCTTGGGAATTTATTAAAGATCATAAAGAAGAATGGGGGTTCTTGCTAGACTACCTCCACCACCCAAATGATGATAAAGTTCAACCTGATATTTGGATGCAGATAACAGTACCTAATGAATTCAACCCTGTTGGGAAGTATAATATTGGTATGACTGCTGGAATGGAAACTACAATAGTAGATGCTACTTGGGTAGAAGGAATTAACAGAATGGATATTAATTTTGTTTCTTCAAACCACTCAAAACAATCATTTTTAAATTCTAGATTTCAAAAACAAGAACATGGAAAAGTAGTAGGTACTGTTGAAGTACAAAAACCTATTGAAGTATTATTTGAAGGAGCTAATTTAAATATCTATAAACCTATTAAATCAACATTTGATTTAAGTTCAATACCCGAGTCTTTTTGTTATTTATTTGTAGGACATTGGATGCAAGGAGGATTAGGTGAAGATAGAAAAAATGTAGGTTATACTATTAAATCTTTTTTAGAAACATTTAAGAATACTCCAAACCCACCAGCACTTGTTATGAAAGTGTCAGGATCAGGAGCATCATATATAGATAAAAAACAACTCTTAAAACGTTACTACCAGATTAGAAAAACTGTAAAAGGTAAAAATTTACCTAATGTTTATATGATTCATGGTGAACTTTCAAATACTGAAATGAATGAATTGTATAATCATTCTAAGGTAAAAGCTATGGTTAGTTTGACTAAAGGAGAAGGTTTTGGTCGTCCACTACTTGAATTTAGTCTATCTCAAAAACCAATTATGGTTAGTGGGTGGAGTGGTCATATGGATTTTATTAATCCTGAATTTAGTCTAGTACTTAATGGAAATTTAAAAAATGTAGATAGAAGTGCTGTTGTTCCTAATATGATACTCCCAGAAAGTCAGTGGTTTTCACCCAACCCATCAGATGTAGGTAATGGTTTTAAAAGCATATTTAAAAATTACAAAAAACATTTAGTAACTGCCAAACGCCAAGCTCATTACTCTAAAACTAATTTTAGTTGGAGTGCAATGGATGAATTATTATCTTCACATTTAGATAAAAATATTCCCAAATTTGCAAAGCAAGTAACTTTAAACCTGCCAAATTTAAATACTAATAAGTTAGAATTACCAAAACTAAAAAAATAATGGATAAATTAATAATATGTAAAAAATGTGGGAGTGATGCTTGTTACTCCCAGGAAGTAAATGAATCAATTACTAATTACCAATGTATGGGATGTGGATTTATTTCAAATTCACTAATGATAAAAGATTCTGATTTTTTGAAAGAACAATCAGAGAGACTTCCAGAACTTTATAAAGATTTATTTTATGAAGATAAAGAAGGGGGAATTTGGATGCCCTCAACAGTAAATCTTCCTAATTTAGGAATGGTATTTGCTAACGGCCCAAGTAAAGATGACTGGTATTGGTCAGCTGTAAAATCAGTCCCGGTTATTAGTGATGAGGATAAAGAAAAGTATAAGAAAAAAGATGGTACACCTTATGAACATAGAATGGATATGGAAAATCTAAAAAATTACCCTGAACGTGATTATATGGGGGCTCTTGAGTATATTGGTGTACTAGAAAGAGATTAATGGAATTAGATAAATTAATTGCTAATTTAGAGTACCTCCATAGTAGGGGTGCTTTAACTATAAAGTTAGTTTTTTGTGAAGATAATATTGAAGTAAAAAAGTTATTAGATGAAATTAAGTTACGCTATCCCCGTAAAGGATGAATTATTAGAAATTACTAAATTATTAAATTTTCTTATTAAAAATAAAGATGATGAAGATGAAATAGTTATTCTATTTGACTCTGAAAATGGGTCAAAAGGTGTTGAAGATTATTTAAGAGCTAAATCTGTAAATGCTCCTAAATTTGCATGGCACTCTTACAAATTTGATGGTCATTTTGCTAATATGAAGAATCATTTAACTTCTTTATGTAGTGGGGATTGGATTGTTCAACTAGATGCGGATGAAATGATAGGTGATCAATTTATCCCTTGGGTTAAAGGTTCAATTGAAGCTAACCCTGAAGTTCATGCTTTTTATGTTCCACGAATTAATACTGTAGAAGGATTAACTAATGAACACATCCAAAAATGGAAGTGGAATGTAAATGAAAAGGGGTGGGTTAACTTCCCGGATTTACAACAAAGAATATATGTTAATAGTGGTGTTGTAAAATGGAAGAATAAAGTTCATGAAGTGTTGGAGGGTAATGATTTTTTTGGTATATTTCCAAATCATGAAGAAATTTGTATCCTTCATCATAAAGATGTAAAACGTCAAGAAAAACAAAACAATTATTACGATACACTTTGAAAATAGCATTCCATAGTAATCAATTAGGTATTAGGGGTACTGAAGTAGCTTTATATGACTATGCCTTAGGTAATAGAGATATTTTAGGCAATGAGTCTATTATTATTTCAGATGCTAATGCAGATTTAACGTCATTAGACAAATTCAAAACACAGTTTCCTGTATATCTTTATAATGACTTTAGTGAAGTAGAACCAATTATCCATAATGAAGATATTGATGCTGTTTATTGGATTAAGGCAGGATTTCAAGATGGTAAATTAGTTAGTAATGCTAAAAACCTAGTTCATTCAGTATTCAAACATAATGAACCTCATGGTGATAGTTATGCTTATGTTTCAGAATGGCTATCAGGTGAAATGTCAAATGGTGAATTACCATTTGTACCCCATATGGTAAATTTACCCAAACATGATTTAAATTATATAGATGCTTTTGGGTTAAAAGGTAAAACTATTATAGGTTGGTATGGGGGTGATAATTTTGAATTATCATTTGCTAAACAAGCAGTAATTGATGTGGCTAAAAAACGAGATGATATTATATTTTTATTTATGAATTGTACTCCATTTTCTAATGAATCCAATATTCATTTTATAAATGGTACACATGATTTAAATGAAAAAGTAGCATTTATTAATACGTGTAACGCTATGATCCATTCACGTGAACGAGGCGAAACATTTGGTTTAACAGTTGCTGAATTTTCAACTTTTGAAAAACCTATTATAACATACTTTAAATCACCTGAAAGAAACCATATTAACATTTTAGGAGATGATGGGATTTATTACTCTAATTATGATGAACTATATGAAATTCTAATAGATATAGATTCAACAATTAAAGGACGCAATTGTTACACGGATTTCACACCAGAAAAAGTTATGAATAAATTTAAAGAAGTATTTTTAGATGCCTAGTATTGCTTTTATTTTTGCCCATAGAGAAACAGATAAGTGGAATACCCCATTAGCTGTAGTTGAAGAGTTCAAATCACGAGGTTGGGATACTTCCATTTATAGCCTGTTTGATTCTAACGATAATTACGTGGATGATAACGTATATGAATTACTTAAAACCACTCCTGATGTGGTTATGCATATGGATTGGGGCCGTCATTTATCTCCAGTATTATCTAAATTAAGAAGTACTGGTGCTTATTGTATAATGGAAGCTGGGGATGATCCTCAAAATTTTGAACGTAATTCTATTAAAGGGCCTTGGTTTGATTTAATTTTATCACCGGACATTAGAGCAGTTAAAAAATATAAAGAATTAGGCTATAACGCTGAATGGTGGACTCATTTTGCTGATACAAGAATATATCAGGAAATGGATGTTGAAGAAAAATATATTGCTGTATCCTCTCGTGGTATGGGTAGTAGCCAAATATTAGATACCTTAGCAGACCACTATGAGGGAGATATTATTAATCAAAGTGGGTGGGAAGGTAAAGAACATACAGAATTCCTTAATTCAGGAAAAATAGTAATACAACATTCTAGATGGGGGGAAATTACTCGTAGAATATTTGAAGGAATGGCTTGTGGTAAGTTAGTAATTACAGATAGATTAGCTGAAGATGTTGAATTGGAAAGCTTGTTTATTGATGGAGAAAATATTATATTATATGATGATATTCAAGATTGTGCCGAAAAAATAGCTTACTATAATAACAACCCTACAGAACGAAAGGAGATTGCTTGGAATGGATATCAAAAAGTTTTAAATAACCATACACAAAAACAACGAGTAGATTTAATTATACAACAATATAAAAATTTTAAAAACAATTAATTATGCAACAACAACACGATTTTTTTGCCCAAATGTTAAATCATTTAGTAGTTAAAACTTATGATGATAAAGTTAGATACTCTGGGGTTACAAACTGGCATCAAAGCCACCCCCATTATAGGTTAAACTATTATAATGAAGTTCAAATCTCACAAGTATTAGGAATTTATCTTTTATTTAATAAAGATTTTTTATCCCAATATGATACTGTAGTTGAAATTGGAAGCTATAATGGAGGTCTATCTAGTTATATATTTGATAACTTAAAAAAAGATGCTAGTTTTGCTTCATTTGATATTGATCCTTCTATTAATGAATCAAATAGAAAAGATATTGATTTTAGAATTAAAGATTGTTTTTCAAAAGAAGGGAAAAGAGAAATTATTGAGTTAATCCAACAACCCGGAAAAACTTTATTAATTTGTGATGGGGGAGATAAAAATAAAGAATTTAATACTTTTAGTAAATATTTAAAAACTGACGATATTATTATTCTTCATGATTATAAAAGCGATGAAACCCCTTTTGAAGAGGTAGCTGAATTTTGGCAATGGCCTTATGGTTATGAATCTGAGTGGGATGCTATCAAAAATAGTGTAACAGAAAACAATCTTGAAAAATATGAATATCAACGTTTTAATTACTTCATGTGGGGGAGTTTTATTAAAAAGTAAAATATGAAAAAATTACCAATATCCATTGGAGTATTAACATGGAACTCCCCAGATACACTATTTAAAACCCTAAAATCCTACAAAGAAAATGGATTGTTAGAGGTTGTGGATGAAGCAATAGTTTTATGTCAAGAAATAACAGATCAAGATATTGAAGTAGCTAATCATTTTTCTCTTCCTTATATTGGGTTAGAAGAAAATGTTGGGATTGGTATTGGGTTGTTAAACCTAGCAAAATCCACTAAGTCTCAGTATTTCCTCCCTTTAGAAAATGATTGGAAATTAATTGAAAATAAAGAAACAACACATAATAGACTTTCTTCTGGTGTTGATCTTATATCTAAGGGTTACTCAGTGGTTAGATACAGACACAGACAAAATCCAGGACATCCACTATTTACCTATAATCCTTACTACAATAATGAACTCAATCACTATGATGAAGTTATAGATTTAACATCCCCCCACCTACTAGATTCAGTACATTGGTGTAATCCATCTCAAAAGTTTAATGATAAAATTAACCAGGAAGGTGAGTACTTTACTACAACTTCACGTTGGGGGAATTGGACAAACAACCCATGTTTATTTGATAGAAAATTCTATATTGATTATACTTCTAAATTTATAATAGATGAAAATTCTCCAAACCAATACAACACAGATATAGGTAAAATTACTTCAGAAGGTGAAATCTCTCATTTTTGGTCTCGCCAAGATTTTAAAGTAGCTCATGGTGAAGGATTATTTAAACATGAAGATTTAAAAAAGTTTGGTAAATGAAAATATTATACGTAACTAATCATAATGAAATAGCAATAGCTAGTGGTGGTTTTTTAAATGATTATCAAAATGATCTTGTATTTTATGGTTTAAGAGAATTATATGGTGATGATGTTGTTGATTCAACTCAAATCATATCCCTTTATAGAGAGCATGAAGGTAAAATACCGTCAAAACATTTATGGGGTGGGATGACTGCTTTTTGGCTTATAGGAAATAACAACATTGATAGAACTAACATTGAAGGAAAGATTAAAGATAGATATTATGACCTAATTATTTACGGTGCTATTAAACGTTGTAAGGATTATTACGATATAGTTTCTAAATACTACCCAGATAATAAGGTAATTTTAATTGATGGGAATGATGAAACTGAATTGGATCCACTATATAAAAAACATTTATATTTTAAACGTGAATTAGTTGAGAAACATCCTAACTTATTACCTATCACATTTGGTATTCCTACTAGTAAATTAGCTACACCAAATAAAGAAAAAATACAACAATATGCTACCTGCATTCCGGGTCAGCCTGAAACTTACATATTCAACAGTGAAAGACCATATTATGAAGATTATCAAAAATCATATTATGGAGTTACAATGAAAAAAGCAGGTTGGGATTGTATGAGACATTATGAAATATTAGGTAATTATTGTTTACCTTATTTTGTAGGATTAGAAGATTGTCCTAAAGATACACTATCTAACTTCCCAAAAGAACTATTATTAGAAGCAAGAGATTTAGCTTTTAATTTTGATGAGTCAAAATACTATAATATATTGGATGAATTATTTGAACATACTAAAAATAACTTAACAACGAAAAACATAGCACAAAATATTATAAATCATGCAGAGATTTGAGATTATAAATACATTTATTAAAAATAATAATTTTAAAAATTACCTTGAAATTGGAGTATTTAGAGGTCAAAATATTAGAGAAATTATTGCTGAACATAAAGATGGAGTTGACCCTACAACAGAATTAGGAAAAACAATCCCCGAAATTAACTTTCCAATTACTTCAGATGAATTTTTTAAACTAATTAAAGATCATAATATTAAATATGATATTATTTTTATTGATGGTCTACACCATGCTGAACAAGTTGACAAAGATATAGAAAATGCTTTAAACCATTTAGTGGATAATGGTATTATTGTAATGCATGATTGTAATCCTGAAAAAGAAGAATATACATCTGTACCTCGCGTAACAGGAATTTGGCATGGTGATGTTTATAAATCAGCACTACGTCTAAGACAAAAATATCCTCATAAATTTATTACTGTTGAGGATGATTGTGGTTGTGGTATTATTTTTAATGGTATAGAAGAAGATAATAAATGTAATAATAATAATCTACAACAAGGTTTAGAATCTTGGGAATATTTTAGTAAAAACCGTGTTAAACTCCTTAATCTAATTTCTGCAGATGAATTTAAAACAACTTATCAATAAATCAACTTATGGTACTATAGGTTATATAGCTAGTGAGGATGACCTTACTAGAATGGAACAATATTTGTTATATAATTTAGAAGTATTAAAAGAATATAAAAATATTATAGTTGCTACTAATTATGGTGAAGATTTTAAAGAACAAAATTCATTAATCTGGAATAAATATTTTCCTAATTGTACAATTATAGACTCCCCAGTCAATAGAGGTCATAATTTTGGCACTGCTGATTTGGATAATCTAATATTTAGTTATTGTAAAGATAATAATATTGAGTGGTTGTGTAAAGGGGCAAATGATGTTTTATTACAAACTAAGATATTTGATATTAAAATAAAAGAAGCAGATTTTTATTATATGAATGGTTTTTCATTTGAAACTGTATATCGTAATAAATTTGATTTAGAAGAGTTAGATAAAAATCATTTCACACCTCAAACCAATTTTTATTTTATAAATGTTAATAAAACTGATTATTTAACTAATAGAGAATATTTAAGTAAAACTTATAGTTTCATAAAAACCATTCCTAACTATAATAATAAGCCTTGGGAATATATTCCCAATTGGTCATGTGAAGATTTTCTAGCGAAATGTGTTAAAAGAAATGATCTATCCAAACATCATATACTTCATGGAGAGTTATATAAAAAGTTATTTAATTTAATATCTACGAACAAAATAGGTGATCCCTCCCATAAAAATATTATAATACAGGGAATATGCCACTTCCAATATCCAAACCAACCAACTTTTGAGATAGATTTGGATATTTAACATTTTTTAATTATCTTATATTTATTAAAAGACACAAGCATATGAAAAAATATTTTTTTTACTCAAAAACAGACCCTAAACGTGAAGCTATTGCAGCAACCGTTTCTGATTCTAGATTATCAGCAGCAAGATTTTTTTCTAAATTAAAACGTTTACCATTAAAAAATTTCTTATCTATTTTTACAATAAATAGATAATGGATAGAAAAAATAACAAATTATTGAAATATCTTAAGGATATAGCGGGTACTAATGTAAATATTACTGAATCTCAAAGTTCTAAATCTAAAAAAGAACAAATTCGTTTTTGTGAGATGGTAAAAATGTGGGATGAAACATGGCAAAGGAGTAATAAATTATATTCAGATACAGGGATTGATTTAAGTGATTATGATGCTTCATATTATAACATAATTGAAAATGCATTTTTATTACTTTACGGGGGAAAGGCAGAGTTAGTATTTTGGTGGGTATATGAACGTTATAGTGAAGATGGGGAGATAGCTGTACTTGTAGATGAAAATGATGAAGAACATATTCTAAAAACTCCATTACAGTTATATAAATTTATAAAAAAATTAAATAAAAATGATTAAATTTTGTAAGGGGTGTAATGATGAAATTCATCCTATGAGAATTAAAGCACTTCCAAATACATTGACATGCGTTGAATGTTCAAATGTTAATATGAAACGTTGTGTTACAGTATTAAAGGGAGACATTAATAAAGATGATACTTGGGTAGATATTGAACTAATAGATGGTGATTTAGAGGAATCTTACCATACTGATATTCAAGATTTTGAAAACGAAGAATAAAATAATATGCCATTAGCAAAACCATTAAGCAAAGAACAAATATTAGGAGCTATGTCCCAAACCCTATCAAACAGGGCTGCTGCTAGATGGTTAAATGTATCTTATATTCACTATAAAAAGTGGGCTAAAAACTATGATGCAACTGAAGAAGGATATGAAAATCTATTTGCCCAGCATTTAAACCAATCTGGTAAAGGTATTCCTAAATTTTTAAGCAATTCTGGTAAAGAACCAGCTTTATTAGATATTATAGAAGGTAGAGTTGATGTATCATCATTCAATCCCGAAAAAATTAAATATAGACTAGTAACTGAAGGTTATTTATTAGAAGAATGTTCCAATTGTAAGTTTAATGAACGACGAGTATTAGATTATAAAATACCTCTTTTATTACACTTCAAAGATAAAAATAAAAAAAATTATAGAAAAGAAAATATTGAATTCCTTTGCTATAATCATTATTTTTTAACAGTGGGGGATATATTTAGTGATAAACAAGTACAAGGGATTGAAGATTATAAACCTGTAAATGAGGGGCTAGTTACTTGGGAGGTAGATGATTACCATTTAAAACGATTATCAGAATTAGGATTAGATATACCAGACCCTGATGATTATGATATAGTAGCAAGATTATGAAAAAAACACCACTTTTAAAAAAACGTAAACGTCATGATAGTATTACTAAAGATTACGAATTAACTAAATCAAAACATCTTGAAAGATTAGCAACTAAAATGTTAGATGAACAGGATAAAATAGAAAAGTTACGAGGTAAAAAAATCAAGGATGACTTTTTAGACTTATTTTAATAATATTTAATTTAAAACCAACATACAGCATGGCACATATGATAACAGTTAATACACAAGAAGATTTCGAGGATATGATGAAGAATAATAACTTTGAAATTAGTTCAGCCATCACAAAAGTAATTTTAAAAAATCTTAAAGGTAAAAGGAAAAATATTCCAATACTAGCTATTAAAGTTTTAGAAGAACAAACAGTTTATGATATTACAGTACAAAGGGGTGATATGTTAGAAAGTTTAGAGAAAAATTTAGAAATCCATGCAGTAAATGAGGATTATGAGTCTTGTAGTAAAATACTTGAGGCTATTAATTATTTAAAGAAACCAAAATAAACTTGGATATTTGATTTAAGTTTCGTATATTTACATATACAAAATTTAAACATATGAGAAAAATTATATTTTTATCTACACTTCCATTATTCCTAAGCAGTGGTCATTCAAAAATTCAACCTAAACCTGAACCACCATTACTTAAAACCTCGGTTATTGAACAACCTATTATAAATCCACCCCAACCCGTGGATGAATTAGTTAATGCATTAATATACGTGGAATCACGTGGTAATGACAGTGCTATTGGTGATGTACATCTTGAAACACCATCAATAGGAGCATTACAAATAAGACCTGTTATGGTTAGAGAAGTAAATCGTATTTTAAAAATAATGGGTTCAACCCAACGATATAAATTAAAAGATAGATTTGATAGACAGAGTTCAATTGAAATGTTTTTATTTTGGAAAAACTACCACCATCCCGAAGATGGGTTTGAAGAAATAGCTCGTTGTTGGAATGGTGGTCCAAGAGGTTTAAAAAATAAAAGAACTGAAAAGTATTGGATAAAAGTTCAAAAACAATTAAATAATAATTAAAATAGTAAAAAATGAGTGTAAATTCACCACAACAAACTTACGAATCATTCCAAGAATGGCATAAATGGGCTAAAACACAATATCCAACATTCCGTGTTAAGAAAAAACCAAAATCACAACCTATTTGGGGTTTTTATGAAGGGAAGTAGTTTAGAGGCTGACTTTTTACTATATCTCCCTGATGAAGTTTTAGTAGAACTTGCTATCTATAATTGGGAAGAGTTAAAAATATTATGCGCAGCCTTATCTTTAGATTTACATTTAAAAGAACAAAATGAAAGTACTAGTAATAGGAGAAACTTGTGTTGATAAATTTGTATATTGCAAATCAAACCGTCTATCTCCAGAAGCACCAATACCCGTAATTAACCCAACCCACACCATTACAAATAGTGGTATGGCTGGTAATACTGTAGCTAATGTCAAGGCATTATTCCCTGAAAGTATTATAGCAGGTATTCATCAAAAACAAAATATACTTAAAACACGTTATGTGGAGGAAAAATCCAACCATATGTTTATTCGTGTTGATGAGGGTGAAGAGTTTGAAGATAAGTTTAAATGGAATGCCTTTACAGATACTAGTATTGGCAAGGCCGATATTGTAATTGTAAGTGATTATAATAAGGGATTTTTGAGTGATTTAGATTTAATGGAAATTGCAAAAAAATCACCACTATCAATATTAGATAGCAAACGTAAACTTACAGATGACATTATTGAAGGTTTTACATTTGTAAAACTAAATGAATTAGAACGAAATAATAATCCTGATTTAACAACTAGTAATATTATTACTACTTTAGGTAAAAAAGGTGCTTTATATAATGGAGAAATATATGAATCTCCTAACCCACAAGATACAATTGATGTATCAGGAGCGGGTGATACATTTACATCCGCCTTTATAGGAAAATTTTACCATTCATTGGAAGAAAGTGTTGCTATTAGATTTGCCAACCAGAAATCATCAGAAGTAGTAAGTAAACGTGGTGTAGTAACCCCAATATGAAACCTATATTAATATTTTGCCATAATTATGTCAACCATAATTGGTATGAAATTGTAGAAGAACAATTACATAAATTAGTAAATAGTGGTTTATATGGAAGTGCTACTAAAATTTATTATGGGGTGTATGCTCATGACCAATTCCAATTATACAAATTTATTGATTTAGTAAAATCCTTTGATCCCAAATCAAAAATAAAAATTGTAATACACCCTATAAATGATGGTGAACGTCAAACAATGATTCTTCTACAAGAAGTTTGTAAAAATTATCCAGATGCTCACACTTTATATTATCATACTAAGGGTATTACTTCTATTCAAAATCACAAGAATGATACGGAAATAAAATATAAAAATATTGAATCATGGAGACATATTTTAGAATATTTTAATATTGAGTTATGGGGAGAATGTATTGAAACCCTACAAAACCCAAATGTTGATGTGTGTGGTGCTCTATATGTTGAAAACGGAGAACTTTATAATTTTTACTATGCTGGAAATTTTTGGTGGGGTAAAACATCATATTTAAATACTTTACCAAGTATGAAAGAACGTGATAACAGAATGGGGTGTGAATTGTGGATAGGTAATAATATACATAATTGGGTTAACTTCCAATCCCCACAAGAAGGTAATATGTACCATTCTTACTTTGATCCTAAAGATTATAGAAAAGATTTATTAGATTTTTAAAAGACAACATTATTTAATATTTATAATAAAAGTATATTATGCCTACAATAACTTTCAATCAACTAAATGGAAAAGGAATATTAAACCCTGATACTTTTGATGCTAATCAAACTTATAATATAACCATGGGGGCTCCTACTTGTAGTGGTTCTGCATATTTTACAATGGAAGCTACTCGAGGTGCAGATGGATCTTTTAATGGTTTTAGTGCTCAACCTGCTAAGGCAAATTTTACTAATTTTGATAATATTAACCAAGATACTTTAATTGTTTCTAAATCCCCAGGGGAATTTGAAAGCCATATATGGTCTATAGTTATTCCTCCAGGAGGGGGAACATTTGATTATTTCCCCTTTACCACAACGTTTAATGATACAGTATTTCTTAGAGGTACTGGTGGGATAACATTTACTTATAGTTAAAAGTAATGCACGGGAGGCTTGGCTACCCGAGATATTGTTCGTATATTTAGGTATAAATAAAGGTTGCATATGTTATACAAGTTTACAAATACAAATAAATACGGTAATCTAAGACACCGTATTATTTATCGCCCTAATGGTGAGGGATTTAAATTTAATCCTAAAGGATTTGGTCCATTCGTTAATGTAGAAGTGTTTAGATACACTTACAAACATCCAATTCTACCCCCTAGTTTATTTACAGGAACAGATGGTAAAAAATTCATCGTGCCTATATGGAAAGAGGTATTACCTGAAACAACACTAGAAGATATCAATTGGGTTAAACCAAAACCTAAAAAAATGAGTGTTGAAAAACATGAATTCCAATTTGAATCTAAAAGTGATCCAGGTCACTTCTATAAAGTTACTGTAAAAAATAATAAAGTAGATTGTACGTGCTCTGGAAAGTGGAGAGCAAAGGATAGACAATGTCGTCATATGAAAGATGTTAAAAAACAATTAAATTTAAAATAAATAAAAGTTATGAAAAAAAGTTATAAACAAGACAAATTAATACCTCAAGACAAATTAATGTTAGAAATCTTAGCTAGGGGTGGTGAATTTACGGAGTTGGAATTAGGAAAAATTTTAATGGGAAAGCAAAAAAGAGGTATGAGATCACTTATATCTGCTGCCCGAAAAAATGGACATTTTATTGCTGATAAACTTAAACAAAATAAGAAAACTGGCAGGTTAAATAAATCTTATTATCTTGAAACTAATGAATTAAAATATATCATTTGGGCTCGCCAAAATGGTATGTTTAATTTTAAAGTGGGTGCTCCTAAATATTAATTATGGTTTGTTGTGTAACATGGTGCAATGAAGAGACTGAGTTTTATAATAGAACTCAACGTCGTTCATTTTGTAAGAAACACTACCACTATAAAAAATATGCGTCTAATGCTGCTGGTAGACCGTGGTTAATGTATAAAGTTGAGAAGATACTAGACGATGCGCTACAATGTGAGAACTGTGGGTACGACGCTAGCATTTACCATAAAGATAGACCAATTAAACAATTAGCAGGGTTATTTGATGTGGATCATATTAATTCAGATATAAAACATACACCTGAAGGTGAACAACCATCAAATTATCAGTTATTGTGTAAACAATGTCATATATTAAAATCATATGATGAAGGAGATTTTATTTCAAAAAACAATCGCCGATAGATTTGGAGAAGCGAGGGAGCGTTCGTATATTCATGGTATAAGAAAAAATAAGAGTTATGGAACATCGCGGAAGACCAAAAGAAATAATACAAGAAGTAAAAGAAAAATGGGAGGTAGTTACTTATGAAGTACCAACCAAACCTGAATTAGGATGGAAAAGTATTTGGTATTATGATAATAAAAAAACTACCAACGGACCATTTAAAACAGAAGTAATCTATCCTAAAGGTTTTAAACTCGAAAAATTCAAACCTGAAAAAGGTAAAGCATATAATAAACAACCTGTAGTGATGGTATTTAAGACATCTAACCGTTCTAATGCTAAGACTAAAATGAAGATTTGGGCTAATGAAAATATAGATTATATCTCATCAGCTAGTAAATTAGTAGGTGTACCTGAAGGAGCAATTATATTGGAATTAGGGGTAGGTAATAGTTTTATTAAAAAATGGCGATCTAACTATAATTTATAATATTTATTAACATATAATTAAACAAATTAAAAATGGCAACAAGAGCATTAATAGGCACAATTGAAACAGATGCAGCAGGTAATCAGGTTTTAACATCAACATATAACCACTATGATGGTTACCCGGATAATTTAGGGGTAGCATTAAACAAACATTATGATGAATCTCAATCAGCCAAGCAAATTTCAAACCAAGGATATATTTCATACTTAGATCCAGAAACAGGAGCAATTGATGCTAAACATAAAGAAGCAGCAGGGAAAGACGTATTACCTGATAATTTTGAGGAAGCAATGTATGAAGTTCATGCGATAGCAGATTCAATGGGAGCTGATTATGTTTATCTTTATGACTTTGATGCTTTTGCTTGGCTTGATTCTAGAAATGCATCAAAAGCATTAATTAATAAATTTAAAATGTCAGGAATTGATAATCAATTTGAGGCTTATGAAGATGACCCAGATAACCCACTAGGCATACCTGGAGATAATGCTTTAGGATTAGAAGAAGGTGATTATATCACTGAGTGGAAATCATTTCTAAATGAAGGAACATTTGATGCTGCTGAAAAAATTAAAGACTTAATGATTAAGTTAAAAGATGAACCTAAAGATAATGTTGAATTATACTTAGATTCAGTTAAACGAGATATCAAACGTGGTGATGTAGCTCAATACCAAGAAATGTCAATAGAGGACATGGTAGAAGATTATGAGAACTACATTCAAGATAGAATGGATTCATAATGGCAAGTAGCTATAAAATCATTTTGCAAGATTCATCAACAGGAGATTACCTTACAGATTCAGGTTGGAGCTCTGATATAGTAAATGCTAAATCTTTCTCCCAAACAGATTTGGATTCATTACCATCTGGAAGTTATATCCAACTTACTATATGGAGTATAACATAAATAAAAGTTTAATATAAAAATCAAAAAAATGAGTTATTACATTGCAAAAGTGAAAATTCGTCATGAAGACGAAAATGGTAAGATGAAAAAGACAATTGAATCTTATTTAGTAGATGCTGTATCGGTAACAGATGCAGAAGTAAAAGTTGTTAAAGACTTTGAAGGCATAAGTATGGAATACGAAGTATCTGCTGTGTCCGAAACTAAAATTATTAAAGTTATTAGTTAAATTTTAAAAACATCTTAAAGACTTCCGCGAAGGGATTTGGCTTAGCCAGATCCCTTTCGTATATTTACGGGGTAAATGAGGCGCGAAGCCATGCATTTAAAATTAAAAAATAAAGGTTATGTTAAAAAAAATCGATTTTAAATTTTTAGTATTAGCACTAGGTGCTACCAGTTTAAGTTTGCTTACAATAGCAGGAGTTGTTCAAAATTATATTCACTTTTCTGATCCATTAAATGAGATAGGGTTTGCTTTTATGGCAATGTTTGGTGGTGTATTATTTGCGTTAGGTGTTAAAAAATAAGGTTATGAGTAAAACAAAACTACAAAAAGTCCAATTTACTATCCAGGAGATTTGGCAAGCAATGAGAGGTAATATTCAAAAAAGCAAAAAACAATACAAACGTAAAAATAAACACAAAAATAAGTTATGAAAAAATTATTAACAATAGCAGCATTAGTATTTAGTATGAATGCAATGTCTCAAGACGTTTATATCCCGAATGCATTTACACCTAATGGTGATGGGAGAAACGATACTTTTATACCGGTATTTAACGATTCACTTAAAGTTAAAGATTACAATTTTGAAATATATGATAGATCTGGAGTTCGAGTATTTCAATCGAGTAACCCAAATGTTGGGTGGGATGGTTTACCATTTGATACTACATACGTTTATAAATTTTATATTAGATTTAAAGGGTATGATGAAGGCATTGTTAGAACTGGAAGTGTAACTGTAATGCTATAAAAAATAATTTAAAGACTTCCGCGCAAATATTTGGTTCCCCGAGGAATTGTTCGTATATTTACGGAGTAAATGAGGCGCGAAGCCATGCATTTAAAATTAAAAAATAAAGGTTATGTTTGAAGAAAAAGTATTTTGGAAAGATGAATTTGATGGAGAAGCAAAAGGTGGTTTACATTTTAGGTCATTTGATTTAAATCAATTCATTAAAAAAGTAGAAAAAGATGGTACTGAAGTAGTAGGTATCAAATTTGAAGGAAATAATTTAGAATTAATCATTAAAAAATAAATAAAAGTTATGTCAAAACCCATAAAAACAATCGTGACGCCTAAATGGCAAAAAATTAAAGCAATGTATGAAGCCGGAACTAATGGTTCAGATGCTTATGGTAAAAATTTTCCATTAGATGGTGAATTAGATCAAATGTGTTGTGAATTTATAGATATGTTAGGTACTATTACTCAAGAATATGGGTGGGGTGTTATAATAGAAGACATTAAAATGGATCTATGGAAAGAACGCATTTGGTCTCTAGTAGAAAATGCCGGTTTACTCCCAGAAATAGCTTGGAGAGATGATAAAGAATCAGATCGATTAGAGGCTAAAGAAAATTTTGATTTATCAGATGATGAAGAGGTTGATTTAGATGAATTATCAAAGCAAGAATATGGGTTTTAATTCAAAAGTAATTTAAAGACTCCCGCGCAAAAACTTGGTTTAGCCAAGGAGCTTTCGTATATTTACACCGTAAATGAGGTTAGTGCCTCGAGTTAAATAAAGTAAAAATTAAAAAAAATAAAGGTTATGTCAAATCAAGTAAAACAATTAGAGTTAGATTTCGGAATGTTAACAGTCGATCAACAAGAACGTGTTGATTCATTCAAAAGAAATCAAGAGAGAAATTCCACCAGACGTATTGAAAGTATTAAACATACTCAAGAATTATTATTATCCGGTGGTTTCCAAGAAGGTATTCATTTTGTAAATGATTTCAAATGTGAAACAATAACAGAATTTAGATCATTCGGTTATGGAGAGAATGAGTTTGAAGCTGAAGTTACATTTGATAACACTACAGGTGGTTGTAGTTTAATTACTGATTATTTTAATTCTCAAAAAAATGAGATGACAATAAGAACAGTTAGTGTTAGTCGTGAAGGTGATAAATTAGAATGTACTTATATAACATCACAATATAGAGCATATAAACCAACTTCATTATTTAGTAAATTACAAGATTATAATACTGATCAAAAAAATAAGCATGCCTATGCTAATAAAACTAAATCAATATTAAACCACACAATAGATAAGTATAAAAAATTATTTCCAAATGCTACTGTTGAGGAAGGAAGTGATTATTATAAGGGTAGTAAATATAATTACACTGAATTTCCAATAGTATATGTTAAGTTTGATAGTGGTTCTTATGTTTCATTTAAATTAGGAAGTGAGATAGATAAAGAATATACTCATAAGAAATTCGATAGAGTTGCTAGTGATATGAGTATAAATGATACATTAGAAGTGTTCAACAATCAAGAAGTTAAAAAATAACATGGAAGCAATATTAAAATTTAGTTTACCCAACGATAAATGGGAGTTTAAAATGGCAAATGAAAGTGCGGCAATGCATTCTGTGATTTGGGATATGGATCAATGGTTAAGGAAGAAGATAAAACATGCACCTGATACTATGAGCGAAGACATCTATAACACATTTGAGGTATGTAGAGAGCAACTACATGAGTTTATTAATGAATATAATATAAATTTAGAAGCATAATGGAAAATAAAAAAGGTAGAAAATACGACCGTGAAAAATGGGGATGGAAAGGTGAAAGTGAAATTATAGATCATGATTGCCACTATTCAGGTCTACCATCACCATCGGCTTATGAAGATAAACACTCATATTATAACAGTGAGCGTAAATTAAAAACCGAGAAATTTTCATTGCATGCCATTGGTTTTTGCATGGTTGCTGTGGTAGTTTTAACTGCGTTAATTCTTATATTAAAATAATGACATTAATATTTGATATTATATTAGGAGCTATGTGTTTAGCAGTTGGTTTTTATATTGTAGATGTAGCAACACCAAATAAGAAATGATTGGAATAACGAGGATAACTAAAACCGAGAAGCGATATAGTAAACAAATGGGTTTATTGGATTGTAATGTTACACGAATACATAAAACAATATTCGGAATACCTTTTAAGCAGTTACATGCATATAGAGAAACGTATTATGGGGATGTTAAAAGTTTGAGTGAGTGTAATTTAAGTAGATAAATGGCGAAAAAAACAAAATTTAAAGTAGGAGATGTGGTTCGTAGTAATGAACATATAGGTATATGGAAGTTAGTTTGGTATAAAACGGGTGATAATACTTGTGCTATACAGAACCACAATACAAGAGCACTTGCTAAGGTAAGTCAATTAAAGTTAATAGTTGAAGATGAATACTGAGTTGAATTAAAAAAATAATAAATGAAAATGAAACAAAAAGTAATTAACGTAAGTTATAGAAAAGACAGTAATACATTTGAGGATTGGATGAAATATGAAATTGAAATCCTAAATGAAGATAATACTAAAGAACTAATCCCAGCTTATGGTAAGGATTTACAAGATGCATTATCACGAGTTGTGCATGATAAAAGAGCAAAGAAAATTGAAGATAAAGTTATTAAAAAAATCCCTGATGGTGGATGGGTAATAGCTTGGTTTTTAGGTATGTCTTTAGTTACTATTGGTATTTATTACAATGTTACTGATAAGTATGTTGGTTTTTATATAATAGGGGGAATGGCCTTATATGTACTTTCAACACTATCAATAACCAATTGGTTTAATATCAAAAATAAAGACAAATGATGGATATTATAACATATTTTTTCATAGGACTAGCAGTAGGCTTTATGTTAGAAACTATAAATAGGTTTGCAGGAGAGCCAAATAAAATTAATATGGTGGAGAGATTATTAGTGATATTATTATGGCCTATAATGTTAACTCTTTTCATCTATCACTTTATCAAATCAATGTTATGATCATAAGAGATTTATTTATAGGAATGGCATCATTTTTAGTTGCTCATATAATTACCTTTTACCAATTAAATGGACAATTCATATCCAAATGGTTTAGAGATAATGAGTGGGTGGTAGCAGCAACCGGAATTATTATTTCATTCTTCTACATATGGGGAACTAAGTATGTAGTTAGTGGTATGGGTGGTGAAATGTGGCCTTCAAGATTTATTGGGTTTGGAATTGGGATGATAATATACGCTGTAGGTATTAATTATCATTTTAACGAGGGATTAACCCCTAAAACAATAGTTAGTTTATGTATAGCATTAATTTTAATATGTGTGCAGGTATTATGGAAGACAACATAGATTTTAACTTCCTATATTGGGATGAAGATGATTTAGATGAAGATACACCTAAAAAAACAAATAAAAATACATTTAGTGATAGTTTAGAAGATGATGAATAGAATATTAGAAAGAATAGCATGGAAGACAAGACGATGGAATTTCAAATACCAATCGTTTATATTATACCTTCACAACGATACAACGTGGGGATTTAGTATAGCAGTGTTTACAATCAACAATAGAGAGTATTCAATGTTATCGATCCAATTTAGATTACCCAACAAAACCAACGTTAAAGTATTATCATTAGATCATTGGGATATTTTATTTCTACGAAATTATTTATTCAAAA